GAACCTATTAAAAAGACTACTATTAGTAGACTTAATAAAACAAAAAAATGGAAATATGGATACAATAAAGAACATGATGTTATCGTTATATCAAAAAGTGGTCAAATTGGTGAAATACTTGAAATACAAAATTTGCGAGTGGCGTTGCCAAGAGTGCCAGGACGATTGCAAGAAAACAAACTAAACAAATGGGTAAAACAAGAGTATCCTAAAGAACTTAGTAGGATAAAAAATATATTTGATTGGAGAAATTATCCAGAAGAATCAAAAGAACAATGGTTTGATTATATAGATGAGGAGTTTAGAAGAAGAGATGAGGGGTTTTGGTTTATAAATAATAATAAACCAACATATATAACAGGTACACACTATATGTATCTTCAATGGAGTAAAATAGATGTTGGTGCTCCAGATTTCAGAGAAGCAAACAGATTGTTTTATATATTTTGGGAAGCTTGTAAAGCAGACAAAAGATGTTACGGTATGTGTTACCTAAAGAACAGAAGATCAGGGTTTTCATTCATGTCATCTGCAGAAACAGTTAACTTAGCCACACTTGCAAGTGATAGTAGATATGGTATACTTTCTAAAACAGGTGCTGATGCTAAGAAAATGTTTACAGACAAGGTTGTACCAATTAGTATAAATTATCCTTTTTTCTTTAAACCTATACAAGATGGAATGGATCGTCCAAAATCCGAATTAGCTTATAGAGTTCCTGCTAGTAAGTTTACAAGGAAGAAAATTACGTCGAACGAGAAGCTCGAAGATATACAAGGATTAGACACTACGATTGATTGGAAAAACACAGGTGATAATAGTTATGATGGAGAAAAACTCAATTTACTTGTACATGATGAAAGTGGTAAATGGGAGAGACCTGATAATATATTAAATAACTGGAGGGTTACAAAAACCTGTTTAAGATTAGGTAGTAGAATTATAGGTAAATGCATGATGGGCTCAACTTCCAATGCTTTAGATAAAGGAGGTGATAACTTTAAAAAATTATATAATGCAAGTGATGTCACTAAACGAAATAGAAATGGTCAGACAAAATCTGGTTTATACTCTTTGTTTATCCCAATGGAATGGAACTACGAAGGATTTATTGACGAGTATGGAATTCCAGTATTCACTACTCCTGACAGGGATGTGCTCGCACCAGATGGTGAATTAATAGATATAGGTGTAATAGATAGTTGGCAAAATGAGGTTGATGGTCTTAAAGACGACCAAGATGCTTTAAATGAATTCTATCGTCAATTTCCAAGAACAGAAGATCACGCGTTTAGAGATGAAGCTAAAAATTCTATTTTTAATCTAGTAAAAATATATGAACAAATAGACTATAACGAGGAGATGGGTAGAAATCTCGGTATTACAACTGGTAACTTTCAATGGGTTAGCGGAGTAAAAGATACTCAAGTAATATTTTATCCAGATCCAAAAGGTCGATTCAAAGTTAGTTGGGTTCCACCTCAACAATTACAAAATAGAATTGTATTAAAAAATGGTATAAAATATCCTGGCAATGAACATATAGGAGCATTTGGTTGTGACTCTTATGATATATCAGGAACTGTGGATGGTGTAGGATCTAAAGGAGCATTACACGGATTAACTAAATTCAGTATGGAAGAAGCTCCATCAAGTAGTTTCTTTTTAGAATACTTATCGAGACCACCTACAGCAGAGATATTTTTTGAAGATGTATTAATGGCATTGGTTTTTTATGGAATGCCAATTCTCGCGGAGAATAACAAACCAAGACTTCTTTATTATTTAAGAAGACGAGGATATAGAGGATTTAGTATGAACCGTCCTGATAAAGTTTGGAATAAACTATCAGTAGCAGAAAAAGAAGTGGGTGGTATACCTAATTCAAGTGAAGATATAAAACAAGCTCACGCAGCTGCAATCGAGATGTATATACAAGGTCATGTCGGTATGAAACAAGACGGAACTTTTGGTAATTTATATTTTAATGATTTACTAAATGATTGGGCTAGATTTGATATAACAAAAAGAACTAAGCATGACGCAACTATAAGTTCTGGTTTAGCTATAATGGCTAACAATAGACACTTGTATGCTCCAAATGCTAAAATTGAAAAACCAGAATTAAATATACATATTTCTAAGTATGAAAACAAAGGAAATGTGTCTAAAATAATTAAAAGATAATATGAGGAATTTTCCAAGTCAAGTTGTTAGCGATGCTGAAAAAATAAGTTATGAGTACGGACTTAAGGTTGCTCAAGCTATAGAGGGTGAGTGGTTTGATGAAGATAATCAAACACAGAGATTCTATAATAGTAAAAACAATTTTCATAATTTAAGATTGTATGCTAGAGGTGAGCAATCTATTCAAAAATATAAGGATGAGTTGTCAATCAATGGCGATTTGTCCTATTTAAATTTAGATTGGAAGCCTGTTCCAATTATATCTAAATTTGTAGACATAGTAGTTAACGGTATAGCTGAAAGAACTTATGACGTAAGAGCTTATTCTCAAGATCCATTTGGCGTTAGTAAACGTACAGAGTATATGAACTCTATAATGGAAGATATGCAGACTAAAGAATTAAAGAATTTTATTCAAGAGAAATTCGGTATGGACTTGTTTAAAAGTAATCAAGAACTATTACCAGATTCACAAGAAGAACTAGATCTTCATATGCAGTTAAACTACAAACAAGCTGTTGAAATAGCTGAAGAACAAGCTATAAATGTTTTGATGGAAGGTAATAATTACGAGTTGATTAAGAAACGTTTTTATTATGATTTAACAGTTTTGGGTATCGGTTGTGTTAAAACTTCTTACAACACTTCAGAAGGAGCTGTGATTGATTATGTTGATCCAGCTAATTTAGTTTATTCTCATACAGAATCACCTTATTTCGAAGATATATATTATGTTGGTGAAATTAAAACAATACCTATAAATGAGTTAATCAAAGAGTTTCCACATTTAACAACTGCTGATTTAGAAGAAATACAAAAAAAAGGTAGAAGTGGTTATAATAAATGGGAAAATAAAAGATATAGAGAGGGTGATAATGATAAAAATAAAATAGACGTTTTATATTTTAATTATAAAACTTATATGAATGAGGTTTATAAATTAAAAGAAACTGCTAGTGGTGCTGAAAAAGCTATAGAAAAAGATGATTCATTTAATCCACAAGAAAACGAAAACTTTAGCAAAGAATCCAGAAAAATGGAAGTACTATATGATGGCGCATTAATTCTTGGTACTAAAAAGTTGCTTAAATGGGAAATGTCAAGAAATATGATGCGTCCTAAAAGTGATTATACTAAAGTAAAAATGAATTATGCTATTTGTGCTCCTAGAATGTATGAAGGTAGAATTGATTCATTAGTAAAAAGAATTACAGGTTTTGCTGATATGATTCAATTGACTCATCTTAAATTACAACAAGTTATGTCTCGTATGGTTCCAGATGGTGTTTATCTAGATGCTGATGGTTTAGCTGAAATAGATTTAGGTAATGGAACAAATTATAATCCACAAGAAGCTTTAAATATGTTTTTCCAAACAGGTTCTGTTATAGGAAGATCTTATACTTCTGATGGAGATATGAATCCTGGTAAAATACCTATCCAAGAAATACAATCCGGAAATGGCGGTGGTAAATTACAATCATTAATAGGTAATTATAATTATTATCTACAGATGATAAGAGATGTTACCGGTCTTAATGAAGCTAGAGATGCCGCTAATCCAGATCCAAAATCGTTAGTTGGTGTTCAAAAAATGGCAGCAGCAAACTCTAACACAGCTACTAGACATATACTTCAGGGAGGTTTGTTTTTAACAAAAGAAGTAGCAGAATGTTTATCATTAAGAATATCAGACATTGTTGAGTACTCTCCAACAGCTAGTGCTTTTGTACAAGCTATAGGGGCACATAATATTGCTACATTAAAAGAAATGTCTCAATTACATTTATATGACTTTGGTATATTTATAGAATTAATGCCAGATGAAGAAGAGAAAGCTATGTTAGAAAACAATATTCAAGCTGCTTTAGCACAACAAAACATAGAACTTGAAGATGCCATTGATCTTAGAGAAATAAAAAATGTAAAACTTGCTAATCAACTTTTAAAAATTAGAAGAAAAAAGAAACTTGCAAGAGATCAACAAATGCAACAAGAAAATATGCAAGCACAAGCACAAGCCAATATACAACAGCAACAAGCTTCTGCTGAGTTAGAAATGCAAAAACAACAACAGCTAGTACAAACGACTATTTCTATAGAACAAGCAAAATCTCAACTTGAATTAGAAAAACTACAAAAGGAAGCTGAAATTAAAAAAATGTTAATGGAACAAGAGTTTCAGTATAATATGCAGTTAGCTGGTATAGAAAGTGATGGAAAACAATCTGTAGAAAAACAAAAAGAAGATCGTAAAGACGAAAGAACAAGAATACAAGCTTCACAACAAAGTGAACTTATAGACCAAAGACAAACTGGAAAACCACCTAAGAAATTTGAATCATCAGGTAATGATGTGCTTGGTGGTATAGATATGTCAAATATGGGTCCTAGATAAATTTATTAACTATTATTATATTATATTATGGCAAAAAAAGAGAAACCAGTAGTAGATAACGATACTGGAAAAATAAAAGTAAAAGCAAAAAAAGAACAACAGCCTACAGGTAACGAGACAAAAGGAAATGTTACAAAAGTTAAGGCAAAAATGAAGAAATCACCAGAAGATTTAAGTGAAGCAACAATTACTAAAATCGATTTAGATAAACCTGTTGAAGAAACTAAAGTTGAAGAACAGAGTAATGTTGTAGAAGAAGTTGTTGAAAAACCTATTGAAATAGAAAAAGAAACAATAGAAAAACCAGCAATAGAAGAAGTAACTAAAGAAGAAGTAGTTGAAGAAGTGGTAGAGACTGTTAACGAGGCAGTAAAAGAATCTCAAGAAACAGGAAAACCCCTACCAGAAGGTGTAGCTAATCTTTTAGCGTTCATGGAAGATACAGGTGGTGATATAAATGATTATGTGACTTTAAATCAAGATTATTCTGAATTAGATAATCATACTTTATTAAAGGAATATTATAAAAATACAAAACCTCATTTATCAGACGAAGAAATTGACTTTGTAATGGAAGATAGTTTCGCTTATGATGAGGAAGAAAATACAGAAAAAGAAATAAAAAGAAAAAAATTAGCCATGAAGGAGCAAGTTGCTTCCGCAAGGCAACACTTGGAAAGTGTAAAATCCAAATACTATCAAGATATTAAATCGGGTGCTAAACTTACTAAAGAACAACAGGACGCGATGGAATTTTTTAATAGGTATAACGAGGAATCAAAAATAAATCAAGAACAAACTAATATTTTTGAAAACAAAACTAAACAAGTTTTTAATGATCAATTCAAAGGTTTTGAATATAATGTTGGAGACAAAAAGTTTAGGTTTAATGTTAAAGATATACAGGGTGTTAAAGAGACTCAAAGCGACATTAATAACTTTATCAAAAAGTTTTTGAATAAAGATAATACAATGAACGATGCAGCGGGTTACCATAAAGGTCTTTTTACAGCTATGAATCCAGATCAAATTGCTAATCATTTTTACGAACAAGGCAAAGCTGATGCATTAAAAGAAAGTATTGCTAAATCTAAAAATGTAAACATGGATCCTAGACAATCACATGTTGAAAATGTTAACACAAGTGGTTTTACGGTTCGAGCTTTAAATGATGATGGACCTGATTTCAAGTTTAGAATCAAAAATAAAAATAAATAACAATTTAAAATTACAAAATTATGGCAACAGGAAATCTGCAAACTGCAGGAGCTAATTTGAATAGTGTGCCGGCTCCAAGGCCACAAGCGCTATCTACAAATTACTTAGACTTCACGGGTACAACTGATACTACGTGGGCTCAACAATATTTACCAGACCTAATGGAGAAAGAAGCTGAAGTTTTCGGACCGAGAACTATTTCAGGTTTCTTATCTCAAGTAGGTGCTGAAGAACCTATGGCTGCTGACCAAGTTATATGGTCTGAGCAAGGTAGGTTACACTTATCATATAAAGGACACATCGAGAACGCTACTGGTGGTACAGGTGCTGGTGGTCAAATAGAAATCGAAGTTGATATTGATGGTAACGATATAGGTGCTGATCACGGTATTAGAGTTAACGACACAGTTATTGTGGCAAACTCTCAAGGTGTGGTTAAGTGTCTTGTTGAAGCTGTTGATACAGGTTCTATGATTGATGTATTACCTTATGACTTCGCATCTTTAAGTACTGCTGGTTTAACAACTACTGGTGGAACTGAAGACACAACTATATTAGTTTATGGTTCTGAATATGGTAAAGGTACAAATTATAACAATTCTGCAAATAGCGCTGACACTGATCAAAGAGGTGGTAATGAGCCTAGATTCCAGACTTTCAGTAACAAACCAATTATTTTAAAAGATTACTACGAAGTATCAGGTTCTGATACAGCTAGAATCGGTTGGGTTGAAGTTGCTTCTGAAACTGGACAATCTGGTTACTTATGGTACTTAAAAGCTGAAGCTGATACAAGAGCTCGTTTTGCTGATTATTTAGAAATGGCAATGTTAGAAGGTGAATTAAATCTTGCTGCTTCTCAAATAGACGGTAATGCTCTTATTGATGGTTCAACTGCTGGTGCTGGAAATGTTGGTACTGAAGGTTTATGGGCAGCTATTGAATCAAGAGGTAACATGACAGCTGGTATTACTGGAACATCTCCTAATAACTTAGCTGAGTTTGATAACATTTTAGCTGAATTTGATAAGCAAGGAGCTATTGAAGAAAACATGATGTTCTTAAATAGATCAACGTCTTTAGCTATTGATGATATGTTAGCTTCTATGAATTCTTACGGAGCTGGTGGTACTTCTTACGGAGTATTCGACAACTCTGAAGATATGGCACTTAATTTAGGTTTCTCTGGATTCCGAAGAGGTTCTTATGACTTCTATAAATCTGACTTCAGATATCTAAATGATTTAGCTACAAGAGGTGGTATTAACGCTGCTAATGACGCTGCTGCTATCAGAGGGGTTATTATCCCAGCTGGTACATCAACAGTTTATGACCAAATGTTAGGGAAGAACTTAAAGCGACCATTCTTACACGTTCGTTATAGAGCTTCTCAAACTGATGACAGACGAATGAAAACATGGGTTACTGGTTCGGTTGGTGCTGCTACATCTGCACTTGACGCGATGCAAATACACATGCTTTCTGAAAGATGTTTAGTTGTACAAGGTGCTAATAACTTCATGTTAATGAACTAAGCACAATCACTTTAAAGAGACTGGGATTAATTTCCCAGTCCCTTTATTTTTATTAATTTTATTATATATTATATTATGGCAAAAAAGAAAAAAATAGAGGTTGAAGAACCTCAAGTTAAAGAAGAGGTAGTTGTAGAAATGCCTCAGGTTGAAGAACAACCAACAATAAGAGAAAGAAAAAAACCAAAAAACGAATGGGAAATTAAAGACAGAGTTTATTATTTAAAAGGAAATAAAAAACCTGTTTCTAGAGCTATAAAAGGATCTGGGATATATTGGTTTGATGAAGAAAAAGGATACGAAAGAGAATTAAAATATTGTGAGAATCAAAGCACATCATTTGTTGACGAAATGAAAGGAGATCAAAGATTAGCACATATAGTTTTTAGATCTGGAAGTTTAGTTGTACCAAAAGAAAAAACAGTATTACAAAAACTTTTATCATTATATCACCCACATAGAGATAAAATCTATTACGAATATAAACCAGCTGAATTAGCAAAAGAAGAAATTGATATTTTAGAACAACAAGTTGAGGCTTTAGTTGCTGCTAGAAATGTAGATATTGATATGGCTGAAGCTATTTTACGTGTAGAAGTTGGTTCTGGAGTGTCTAAATTGAGTTCTAAAGAGCTTAGAAGAGATTTACTTATATTTGCTCGTAATAATCCTAAACTATTCTTAGAATTAGCGGATGACGAGAATGTAATGTTAAGAAATTTTGGTATTAAAGCTGTTGAACATGGTATATTAAGATTATCTTCTGATCAAAGAAACTTTTTATGGGGTTCTAATGGTCGAAAAATAATGACAATACCATTTGATGAGCACCCATACACTGCTTTAGCACATTGGTTTAAAACTGATGAAGGTATGGAAATTTTCTCTAATATAGAAAAAAGATTAAATTAATCAAACTGTAGAGCGGTCGCCCTACGGGGCGATCGTAACTACAAATTAAAAAGAAATTATGCCAGTAAGTATAGATACAGTATATCAAAGAGTATTAACCTTAGCTAATAAAGAACAAAGAGGTTATATTACGCCTCAAGAATTTAATTTATTAGCTAATCAAGCTCAAATGGAATTGTTTGAGCAATATTTTACAGATATAATTAAATATAACGCTGTTCCTGGTAATACACAAGAATTCGCTGATCCATTAAATGTTATATATGAAAAAGTCAATGAATTTGATATAGATCAAGATGACGCGTGGATGGCTGGTAATATGCTTGTAACAAATGAAATTATAGATATACCATGGAATATAATATATAAGATTGGTACCGTAAGAGTAAATGGCGCTCAAGTAGAACTGGTTAATGGTAAAGATTTTGATGCTGCTAGAATATCACCGTTAACATTACCTACTGAAACTAGACCTATAGGTAATACTAATGGTTTTGGATTAAGAGTGGCTATTGGAGCAGATACATTTGCAACACCTGGTAATGATTTTAATATGAGTATTAGTTATATTATGCGACCACCACAGGTACAATGGGCTTATGTTATAGTTAACGATAAAGCTCTTTATAATGACAATATATCTGTTGATTTTGAGTTACACGCATCAGAAGAAACAGAATTAGTATATACAATACTTAAACTAGCAGGTGTTAATTTAAAAGCTCAAGAAGTTGTACAAGTGGGACAAACACTAGAACAAACTAACAAACAAACAACAATATAATAAATGGGACTATTAAACGGCGTATCTAATACAGATTACTATCACGGAAATGATTTTGGTAATTATCAATTCGTTTCTCTAACAGATATTATAAACCAATTTATGCTTATATATGTTGGTGAAGACAAAATTATACCTAAAGCAAAACGATTAGATGTTGCTTTTCACGCGCAAAGAGCTTTAGCTGAATTATCCTTTGATACCTTTAAATCGTTTAAAGCTGAAGAATTTGATGTGCCTGGATCACTACAAATGCCATTACCTCAAGATTATGTTAATTACACGAGGATATTATGGGTAGATGATGCTGGTATTAAACATCCTTTATATCCTACAAAACACACACAAAATCCAAAAACATTTTATCAAAACAGTGATGGTGAATACAAAATAAATCCTGTAGGAACACTAACACTTAATAGTAATGTTGTTACACTAGATGGTGACTATAGTGGTATTTTAGTTCACGGTATGAGAGTTATAGCACCAAACTTACCTGATGCTAGTTATATACATAATATAACTTTAAGTAGTTTTGGAAAAACAGAAATTACATTAAAAAATAAAAATGGTACGGCAGATAAAAATGCAGATCTAACTAATAAACAGCAACTAAGAATAACTAGATTTAATTATCTTGGAGAAGGTAGGAGGTTATATGGACAATCTTTAATAGAAACAACAGTATCAGCAGCAGCTGTTATAGGTGATACATTATTAAAACTTGATAGTATCACGGGTATTGAAGTTGGAATGTTTATAAATCATCCTTCTTTTGTTAATAATAATGATGTTGATGGTGGAAATGGAGCTATTAAAGTTGTAGGTGTAGGCACAAATAGTGTTCAACTCTCACATCCTGCCGCGTTTGACGTTGATAACGGTGATGCCGTTGGCTTTGTTACTAATGATGATAGTTCTAGAACTTGGAATAACTACAAATCATCATCACCGGCTGAGAATAAAAGTGTTGGAAGTTATGAGGATGATAGATACTGGCCTGCTGATGGCGAAAGATATGGAATAGACCCTACTTTTGCTCAAGTAAATGGTTCATATTTTATAGATAACATACGTGGTTTAATACATTTTAGTTCTAACCTTAGTGGAAGAACAGTAGTTTTAGATTATATAAGTGATAGTTTAGGTACAGACGAAGAAATGCAAGTACATAAATTTGCTGAAGAAGCTATGTACAAATGGATTTCACACGCTATATTATCAGGTAAAGCTAACGTCCCAGAATATCAAGTAAATAGATTAAGAAAAGAAAGATTTGCAGCTGTAAGAACAGCAAAATTAAGATTATCAAATTTAAAGATTGAAGAATTAACTCAAATACTTAGAGGTAAATCTAAGTGGATAAAACACTAGTATATGCCAGAGATTAAAAAGCAATTTACCAAGGGTAAAATGAATAAGGATCTAGACGAAAGACTAGTTCCTGAAGGAGAATATAGAGATGCCATGAATATACAGGTGTCAACATCAGAAGAAGGTAATGTTGGTACTGTACAAAATATATTAGGTAATGCTAAAATTCCATTTGTAAATCCTAAAACTGGAAATATATACGAGTTTCCTAATGATTCAATTGTTGTAGCAGCTATAGCTGATGAAAAAAATGATAAACTATATTGGTTTATACACTCTCAACAAGCTGATTTTATAGTTTCTCTTAGTAAAATAGGCATGTCTTTTGTTTTTATAGATACTACTGGTGAGGTTTTAAAGTTTGGAGGACTAGGCTATAAAAAAATAACAGGTATAAATATTATAGATGGAATGATATTTTGGACAGATAATAAATCTGAACCTAAAAAAATTAATATAAAAAGATCTGAATTTGGAACTTTCTTTCCCTCAACAACAGGTGTACTTTCTAATACCAAACTAGTTGTTGATCAAAATCCCCCTTTAGAAAATTATCTTATTGTTACTACGCCCACAGGTGTTGCTATCGACGTTGAGGAAGAACATATAACAGTAATTAAAAAAACTCCTAAAAGACCACCTTCTATGGATTTAGTATCTATAAGGGATAATGATAAAATATATACAGGTATAATATATATTGAAATTGATGATGGAGGTTTTAATGGATCTTCATTTAATTTTACTGGTGGTCCAACTACACAATCTAGTACTTATAATTTTGCTGGTATTGATGTTTTTGACGACAATAACAATACCCTTTGGATGCAAATTACAGATGGTATCGATGTTACTGGTACTGAAGTTTCATTATCTAGTATTGGTGATATTAATGGTTGGGGAAATAATCCTGGTAGTTGGACCGGTTTATCTATTGTATTTAAAGAGTACTCTAATCCATTAGATTGGAATGACCCACCTGGAATACCGGTTACAGATCACACTTTAAAAGGAGTTATAAAATCAGTAGACACAACTACAAACTCTATAGAAGTTGAGTTTAATAGCATGGAAGGTTCACCACCACTTCCAGATACAGCTGCTGGACAAGCTCAATTAAAATATGCAGTAGATTTATTTGATACTGAAGAAAAATTATTTGAATTTAAATTTCCTAGATTTTCTTATAGATATAAATATGAAGATGGTGAATACTCTCCATTTGCACCGTTTACTGATGTTGCTTTTTCTCCAGGTGCTTTTGATTATCATCCTAGAAAAGGATACAATATAGGTATGACAAATAAATTAAAGCAAGTTAATTTAGGTAAATTTATTACAGAAGAAATGGATAAAGACATTGTTTCTGTTGATATATTATTTAAAGATGATGCTTCTTCTGTTGTATACGTTGTTGACACGTTAACACCATTTGATGATATTGGTAGTTCTGCAAAAAATAAATGGAAATCAATACTTGAAGATGGTGATACTTATGCAATAAGCGCTGAAACTGTTAACCAAACGGTTGAATCAAATCAATTATTACGACCATGGGATAATGTTCCTAGAAAAGCTTTAGCACAAGATATAACAGGAAATAGAATAGTTTATGCTAATTATATTCAAAATTTCAATTTAAATACTGTAGATGGAGATAGATATTTTGCAGATTTTAAACCAGATTGGAAACAATTTCCACAAGTAGCAAGCGATAGCAATAAATCAATAAAAAGTTTAAGAGAGTACCAATTAGGTGTTGTATTTTTAGATGAATATGGTAGAGAAACACCAGTAATATCAAATTCAACAGGTACTTTAAAATTAGAGAAAAAAGATGCAAGTAAAAGAAATAGAATAAAAGCAGGTTTAAAAGGTGATAAATTTCCTGTCGAAGCTAAATATTTAAAATGGTTTATAAAAGAAACAGCTAATGAATATTACAATATGGCTATGGACCGTTGGTATTACGCGGAAGATGGTAATGTT